TTGTGTATCTATAATCTTTTTTATACCTTGAATGTTATTCAAAGTGGGATTATCTATAGCATTACGCTTACCAATATAAATTCCTGGTATTATCTCTACTCTATTTTCCATTTTCTTAAATAGTTAAATATTATTAAAATTGAAAATAAATTTAATTAAAGTTAAAATACAAACTACTATTAAACCTTTAAATGAGTTTAGAAATATCAAATGACTTATGGGACGCCTTTAAATTAGGAGATATACCGGAAGGAGTGGAAGAATCTACATGTTCCGATAACTCTTCAAGTGAAGGCGAAGAACTTTGTCTGCACTGTGATAGTGAAAACTTGCTACTTGATAATGGACACGTAATTTGTAAAGATTGTGGGACTATAAATAGCACCAGTATAGATTGTAATGCTGAATGGCGGTATTATGGAAATGATGATAGTAAATTTTCAGACCCCACTAGATGTGGTTTGCCTACTAATGCCTTGCTACCACAAAGTAGTATAGGTTCAACAATTTCATTCAAACATAATGAGAGTTATGATATGAGAAAAATTAGGAATTATCATATGTGGAATGCTATGCCATATAAGGAGCGTGCTTTACATAATGTTTTCGAGAGTATTCAAATAAGGGCTGTTAATAGTGGCATCCCGCTTTGTATTATTGAGGAAGCTAAAATACTTTATAAAAAAATTAGCGAGAAGAAAATTTCAAGAGGTAATAATAGAAGAGGTATTATTGCTAGTTGTATTTACAAGGCGTGTTGTATTCAGGGTTCTCCTCGTAGTAGTCAGGAAATTGCTGATATATTTAAAATTAGCACTAAGAGTATGACTAGAGGATGTAAGAACTTTGATAATATTATGAATTACAACAAACACGCTACGATTGATTCAACGGGTAGTAATTCAGTAGATTTCATTAGGAGATTCTGTAGTCATTTGAATTTGGCTGAATCTATCTATCAAATTTGTAAGCATGTTTGTGAAAAGGCAGAAGAACATAACCTAGTATCAAAATGTATACCTCCTAGTATTGCTGCTGGTAGTATTTATTTAACATGTAGTCTCTTAAATATTAATATTTCTAAGAAAGATATTTCTACACAGTGTAAAATATCGGAGGTCACTATTAGTAAATGTTATAAAGAACTATTAAAATATCATAGACATTTGCTTCCTGAAGAAATTACAAAACAACTCTATTAATCATCATTAATGATTAGTAATTATTTTTTTTTTAAAATTTAGAAATCTTTTAAAAATAAAAGTTAATGAGTTTAAACTTAAATAATAATTTCAATAGTATTAATATTAAATATGAACCAACAGATATATTTAGCTGCGACTGTTTTTCTTTCAGTAGCGGTAGTATTCCTCTTCTACCAAAATGTAAAATTAGAGAGGCGTTTTAACCGTGAAGTTCAAAGTTTAACAAATAATATGAAAGAGATGACACAAATGATTGCTCTTAATAACGATATTTCAACTGATAAGAACATTCAATTAGAGAATCCATTACTATCAAATTCTCAGGTATCAGGAGCCGAAGATACAAATGTGGTGCTTGCTGAACCAGAAGTATCAAGTGGTTTAGTGAATGAAATGAGTAGTTTAATGAGAGATTACTCTGAATTTAATGAACCAGAAGTATCAGGAGGATTCGAAGATGAAGATACAACTCCAGGTTTAGTAAATGATAATGGTGAAGAATTTAATGGAGCTGAATTAGAAATGGAAAAGTATGATTCAATTAGTGAAGAATTGAAGAGAGAGATTGAAGAACTAGAGAAGCGTGATTCTAGTAGTGAAGGAATTGATGAACCCACAAGAGAATTTGGAGAAGATTTAGAAGGAGTAGAAGGAGTAGATTTATCACAATCTACTGAATTAGAAGTTGAAGGAGTAGTAGAAGTAGTAGAAGAAGTAGTAGAAGAAGTAGATTTATCACAATCTACTGAATTAGAAGTTGAAGGAGTAGTTGAAGGAGTAGTAGAAGAAGTAGAAGAAGTAGTAGAAGAAGTTGAAGGAGGATTAGAGGAAGTATCTATGGATTTAGCTGAACCAGAGGAAGAACCAGAGGAATTAGATGAAAACATACAGACTTTTGATGAAAATGCCTTAGAAGCATTAAATCCAGCTGGTGATTATAAGAACATGGTAGATGATATAATAGCTACTGCTAGTGAGGCAGAAAATAATAATGAAACAGAAGAAACTAAGGCTAGTTGGGATGGAAGTGTAGATATTACAGACGAAGGTGTCTTTGTAGAGTTAGACGGCCAAAGAAAAGCTGTTTCTTCATTAAGTGTTAAGGAACTTACCTATCTCTGTAAAATGAGTGGTATTAAATCTAAAGGTAAAAAAGCTGAACTTATCTCTAGATTTACAGATTATAGCACACAGAAGAAAAATACATTCTTCCTTGAAAGCCAGTAGAAATTTTAATTTATTTTAATTTATTTTAATTTATTATTATATAGAAATGCCAGATTTAAAAAGGAAAAAATCATTAAAAGAACTTTGGATTTTTGTTATAATAATAGCTTTATTAATTTTAGCTAGAGTTTTAGTGGATTTAGTATTATATTTATATACAAGATTTGAAACTACTATAACAGTTAGCAATAAATACATTAGAACAGTTTCAAGAGCATCATCAAGATATCACGTAGTAGATAAAAAGGGTGAAAACTTTAGAGTAGAAAACGTTTGGTTTAAGGGTGATTTTAACCGCGGAGATGAATATGGAATTATGGAAGAAGGTAAAAAATACAAAGTTAAGGGGTATGGAAAACGTGTCCCATTCTTAAATATGTATAGAAAGATTTACAACATAGAAAAAGTTTAATTAATTTTAATTTATTTTAATTATTTTATTTGTATATAATATACAATACACTATGTCTTCTTGCTACAAAACATCAAACAATAAATTTTTCAACGCCCCACCAAGAATGTCTGATGGCAGACACTTTACAGACTACAGACCAAGTTATGAATTAAATATGAAAATAAGCGCCGATAATGAACTCGACGATAGCTACAAATATCGTCAGTTTTTAATTGATAACGCAGAACAGCTTATGGAAATCAATAAGAAACAGAGTTTTATGATGAATGGAAACACCGAGTGTGTTGAACCATACACTCAGGGAACTATGCTCCCAGAAGCCCAGAAGATGGTTTGCGATATGAAATCATGCAAGGTAGTCGATAACTACGAAAACGGTCTCGGTATGGGACGCGTCTACACAAAAGACCCTAATGCCAGTTGCTTAGCACCACTTACTGAACCCGAAATGAAAACTTCAGGAAACCTTTGCTCACCAAACTCTGACTTAGCCAACTACTACCCAATCTCAAACGATAAAGTTAACAACGCTGTTCGCGTAGCTGTTCCAGGAGCTGGAGAAGTTTTAAGCGGAGGCGACCCTAATGTTGTCGCTTAAGCAATAAGCTATAAGCAAATTTAAACACCTATTATTTTTTATTTTCTACTATTATACTATAATTATAATGGAACCATATACAGCTTGGAGAAAACAATTATTCAGTTTCGCTATGTGCAACGGAACCGTAGAACAAAAAACTGATGGGAATATTACAGTTCGTGGAAAAACTAACGACCCTAATAAATTATTAATGTATTGGGCAGCCAACCCAGCACACAAAAATTACAGTTTCTCTGGAAGCGGATTACCATACCCATCTCCAGAACAAGCATTTGATAGAAGTCCTAATGTTGGAGCAGTAAAAACAGATGCCGATGGAAACTTTGAATTTAAAATCAAAAGCCCAGGAGCATATTATGTAGGATTAGGTTCTCTCTATATTCCTCCACAAGTTCATATTAAGGTATGTGGAAGTGATAGACAAGATACATATGACACTATTCAGGTAGGTGATGGTATTCCATATAGAACTCTTACATCTCCTGCTCCACCAGGTAAAAACCCTAGAGATTCACCACTTTTCTATAAAGTAAATTTACCAATTCGTGGTCAAGAAACAATTCTTAGAAGTTCAGGATTTGACCCCAAAAAGGGAGTTCCAGATAACTTCTGGGGATTAAAACCACCAAATTAATAATTTCATTAATTTCATTAATTTCATTTAGTATGTCTTCTAAATGTGAATGATATTCTTTCTTCTTTTATACGCCGTTCTATAGGAACTTCATGTGTATATTCTTTTTGGAAATTTCCAGCCATTTTTATGATTTGCCCTGAAGTCAAAGGAATGTCTAGTATTTTTTCACGTGTATTTTTATTCCGTATTCTAAATTTTCTAGTAGCACCATATGAAATAGCAACAACACCTGATTTATCAAGACAAGCTTCATCATCACTATGTGCCGATATATAGTCTTCACCAGTTTTATATAGATTAACTAATATACCATTATATTTGGCATCAAATAAATGATTTATAGTTTTTAGTAATGAATAGAGACAAGGTGACATAGGTTTTGATTTAGAAAGTTGATTTGAATAGTAATATCCTATACTATCATCACTAAAAAACCCTACACACCTTCTTTGATAACAAATTTTATCGAAAATTTTAATAGGCGGATATTCATTTAATTTATCACGTGTGTATTTTACACACTCTTCTAAAAGACTAGTATTTTCAAAAGTTCCTTGATATAGAGTAGAGCTTTCAGTTTCAATTATTTTATCAAGGTTCATTACAAATTAAAGATTGCGTTAATTATAGTAATTAATAAAAATATAAATCAATTTTACTAAAGTAATTAAATAGTTTTGCTAGCAAGATAATTGATAGACATACGTAGAAAATGAAAACTATTACTTAATACGTTTTTAAGTGAATCTTTTAGTGAGTTTTCTTCTCCAAGAGAGGTTCCACTATAGTTATTTTTAATTTCATAATTAAATCCCTGTGGTTCACTCATATACTTGTATTCATTACTACTTATCATATGATATCCATTTCTTCCACTTTGGAACATACTACTTTCAACAGCACTATTTCCAGAAACACCGCCTCTACGATTACGAGCTCCATTTCCTAATTCTGGACCACATCTATTTCCAATATCAATAGGTTTCGATATAGGATGTCTTTTAATACCAGCAAAAACATCTTCATCATCTATTGCGTCTTCATATTCTTCATCACTACTAGATTCATTTATTTTTTCATCACTAGTTTCATAATCTGTAGCATCATTTATATCTTCTAAATCATCATAATTAGCTTGTTGCTCCTCTATTTTAATTTGAATATTATTAGTTTTTTCATTTTCATTAGAAGATGTAACACTTTCATTTATTGATAGATTAAATTGTAGTTCGTCATTATTGGTGCTACTATTACTAGTATTAACTCCAGTTCTAGATGCTATATTTTCACAAGATTCACGTATGCTTTTATGTTTAAATAACTGTGTGCTTTTGAATTGATTAGAACCTGAAAGCCGCTTACTATCTAAAACTGGAAGTGATTTAGAGAATGATATATCCATTAAGGCGTTTTCAGCTTCTAGTATTTCATCAGTATTGAACCATTCATGATTAAATAAACTATCCCAGCTTATTCTCTTATCCGGGTCTCTTCTTAACAAATTTAGTAGTAGGTCCCTACAGGCTACTGTTAATGTATTTTTAGGTAGGCTAACTGGTTTTCTTTTTATAGCAGTCATAAGGTCTATCATATTCTTTGCTTTGTATGGTGTTGTTCCAAATAATACTTCATAAAATATGACACCTACACTCCATAAATCACTTTTGTTATTATAACGTTTCTTTAACATAATTTCTGGAGCCATATACATAGGTGAGCCACATAGAGTATTTAACATATGTTCGTTGTCTGTGTATCTAGCAAATCCAAAATCTGTAATAACTAGATTACCTGTCTCAGATACAAGTATATTTTGAGGTTTGAGGTCTCGGTGAAGAATTTGTTTATTATATAGATACCTCAACCCTTCTACAAGTTGTCTCATATATTTTTTGGCGTATTTTTCTTTTAATGCCTTACCATTAAGAAACTTAGCAAAATCTCCCTTTGGGAAATAATCAATTACCAGGTAAATGTTTTTCTCGTCGTTGTCAAAGAATACTTCATGTAGTTTAATAATATTCTTATGATTAAGATTTTTCATAAGGGTAAACTCACGTTTTATACTATCTCGTATCTTCTCTAGATTTTCAAATGAAATTTCTTTGATAGCATAGTATTTTCCGGTGTCCTTGTGTTTACCCTTATATATTGTGGAAAAGGCCCCTTTACCTATCCTCTTCCGCGTAAATATATAATCCCCAAGTGCAAATTCGGACATCTTCTAAAATAACTATATATAAATTATTGCTAAATATATTATTTAAATAATAACTATCTACTTTTATTAAATGAATAGATTGAAGAATGAAGAAAAAACATTAAGGGAAGACCCTCCGGAAAATATAAGTGCGGGACCTATAGATGGAAATTATTATCTCTGGTCTGCTACAATTATAGGTCCAAGCGATAGTCCATATGAGGGCGCTATTTTTTATTTAGATATAAAAATTCCTGATGGGTATCCTTTCAAACCTCCAAAAATTAAATTTAAAACTCCAATATTTCACCCTAATATAAATGGATTTGGTGATATTTGTTTGGATACTATAACAACTAATTGGGTGCCTTCCATGACTATAGGAAAAGTGCTTCTTTCTATTTGTAGTTTGCTTACTGACCCAAATCCTGATGACCCATTAGAGCCTAGTATAGCACAGTTGTATAAAACAAACAGAGATGAATATAATAGAAAAGCCCGAATTTTTACATTAGAAAACCAAAGATAATTTTTTTTATTTTATATATTTATAAAAAAAATGAATGCTTTATTAAAAAATAAATTATCACTAGGATTAATTGCTGGTTCTGTTGTTGCTATAGTTATTTTGATTGTTGTTTTAGTAATGAAAAAGAGAGAGAATTATAGAAATATAAATGATGATGAAACTATAAAAGAATTACAAATTTTAAGACGTGAAGTTGGTAGAGAAATATATAATACACATCAGTATTTTTCTGGATTTACATCTCGCGGGTTTGGAGTTACAGGATTTTTGGCTAATATAAATAACAGATTAGCCTCTGAAGCAATAAAGGAAGCACAAAAAAATATTAATAGTAATGTAAAACAAACAGTAAAACAAACAGTTTATAAAGAAAAAATCACTAAAGACATAAAAAATTTATTGGGAAAATTAAACCAAATAAGAAATGCTGATTTTATAAAACCAGAAAAAAAGAAAGAAATAGTTAATGATCTTGAAAATATATATCCTAATAATGCTTTGAGGGAATATGATAAACTACTTAATAAAGCAAAGGAAGAAATAGATAAGCATTATGAAAATGAAAAAAATAAAGAAATTCAAACTTCGCAAAAAGCGATTTTTAGTGAAATTATGGGAAAAATATCTGCTGGAGTTGATAATAATCTTACTCCTGAACCAACAACAACAACAACAACTACACCCGCACCAACAACTACACCCACAACAACAACAACAACAACAGAAACAACAGAAACAACAACAGAAACAACAACTACACCCGCACCAACAACTACACCAGCACCAACACCAAATTTAGTAATGAACCCAGATACATCTTCAAATACAACTAAAATAACTGAGTTTGAAGAAGGAGTTAACAATTCCGCATTAGCGAATAATTCACAACCAGTAATTAAT